CGGCGCGCGCCGCCGCGCGCGCGGGCACGGCGTCCTCGCGCGCGCCGCGCGGGTCCGCGGGGCACGCCGCCTCGCCGAGCGGCGCGCGGGTCCGCAGCGCCGCGTACCGCCAGATCCTGTAGTGGCAGGGGTCCTCCAGCGCGGCCGCGGCGTCCGTGGCCGCGACCGCCAGCGCGGCCGCGGCGCCCGCGGCCGCCAGCGCCTCGGGCCGCGCGCCCCAGCCCCCGGCCGAGAGGCCGAGGAGCAGCCCGCAGGTCATGGCCAGCAGCGCGGCGCGGAAGTGCGCCCCGGTGCCGGCGGCGGCCGTCACGAAGTGCGCGCAGTGCACCGGCGCGCCGCCGACGACGTAGGCCGCGGCCGCCCCCGCGAGCGCCCCGCGCGCCGCGGCGGGCGCGGGCCCCGCGGCCCAGACGGCGAGCGCGGCCGCGACGGCCAGCGCCTGCGCGAGCCGGCCGAGCGGCGCGAGCCGGCGCCGCAGCG